GGTCTTGTTATGTGAGGTTTACTTATATGGGGGTGGGGTACAAAAAAAATTTCCATGTGCCCCCCCTCTTGCGTCGTGCAAGTGATTGCATAGCGCCAAGCCAAAGCGCCAGAAAACCGCAGAAATAGGCGCAACTTGACATTATTGTATAGTTATGGCCTTATTGAGTTGTCGCTGATGACCAGCGGCACCGGCGGGCGGGCTAGCCTACACCGCCACGCTGTTTGAAATCGTAGGTGTATAAGGAGTGTGTCATGCAGACACGTATTTTCGAAGGTCGTTTCAATGTCAAGTTCGACAAGGGAACAAAGGTTATCAGCTTAGCGAAAGCGGTTGATGGTAAGTATTCAGCACAAGACGCTGATGCGGTTGCTAAGCTGGTAGTTGAAGCTGGCAAGGTAAACAAAGGGTCGGTAGACCGCTGGAGCTTTTACATCAAGGATGTAAACCAGAAGCTGAAAGATGGTGAAAACCTGAATCCAGCTGAACTGGAAAAAGCGCTGAAAGCGGGATACCAGCCAGTCGTAAAGGCTGGGAAGTGGGGCAAGCCAAGACTTGACTTGGTAAATCCAGCTTCGCCGACTACCAAGCAAAACGACAACATCGTGTTGCTTTAACCTTAACCTAGGCTGGAGCTTCGGCTCCAGCCGCCTTCTGGAGACATTACAATGTCAATGAAAGATATGAAACGCGACTACATGGTTATCTGGTTAGAAGATGGAATGAGATACTCAAGGCAATACTACCGCAGACATGATGCGATAGCGTTTGCTAAGAAAGTTATCTCCGACGGAATCTACCATAGAGATGTTCAGGTAGTAGACATACGATAAACCAAGAAGCTGGGCGGCATGAGTCGCCCAGCCAACCTAAACAACTGGAGTGTAAACTATGAAAGTGTTCTCAATTATATTTAGTATAGCCGGATTCTTCTTGATGATGGCTGGAGTTGGAACCATCGAAGCAGATAACAGTATCGTCGGCTTCGAACTAATCATCTGGGCGCTAATCACACTGATTGGAATGTTCACTTGGTTCGCTGGAGTTCTAGTGTGGCGGTCACAACGTTAAACAAAGGAGTCAAAACAATGTACGAAAAAATCCATATCGGGCACATCATTATGTTTTTGCTCGCACTGGTGCAGATGGTAGACATTGTGCAATATCTCGTATCATAAGAGAATCAAACCAAGGGGGAGTCGCAAGGCTCCCTCTATTTTTTTGTGTCAAGTTTCTATTATTTTTATATATAGACCCATTGCTCGGGGGGTTTTCGTGCGCTTTAATACCAAGACTAGAGACTATCTATACTATCTAGTTATAACTTGACACTATATCGTGGGGTTTAGATAGCCAAACTATACAACATGTTGAGAGAAAAGCCATAAGAATCAGGATATACAGGGCCATATGTACAGTATTACTATCTAAACTATCTAAATTATATAGTTTTTTTAACTATACCCTTCTCTACAACTAAATATCCTGTGTTATTGCTATTTGCGCGTAACACCACATAACCTCTAAAAAACTAGATAGTTTAGATACTTCATCGTAAGGCCTTGATATCTTTACAGTTTTTACTATCCATTTTACTATCTCTCTTGTAGTACATCGGCGGATACTCTAAAGCTTACACTAGATAGACAATAAAGACTAAAGGCGGTAGCGATTTGACAAAGCCGAAACGGCGATGTAAAGTTTGGTTGTTCTTCGGGACGGCTCTCTTAGAGAGTTTTAATTGTAACTTTAACTGGAGGTTAGTCACATGGCTAAAACTTATGAAGGTAATCTTAACTTGGCATTCAACAAGGGCACTAACATGCTCTACTTACAACCCTCTAATGAGGGCAAGTATAATGCCACCAATATCTGTGAACTTGTAGCGTCAGCTATGGCGTTCTGTGATACCAATCCTAAGGCAACATTCAATCGTTGGGATTTCTATATTCCCAATGTCAACCAGACTCTAGACCGTGACTCTAAGGAACTTCCTCAGACAGCAGTCAAGGACGCTATTGACCGTGGTGATACTGCTACTCTAGCGGCAGGTAAATGGGGCAAGCCTAAGGTCACTATTGCAGGGCCTGTAAAGCACATCAAGAAAGCGGATGATAACATTGTCCTTCTCTAAACCTTACACTGAATGTGTACGTTGTAGCGGTCAGGTTCATCCTGACCGTTCTTCTTTGGGCTATGACACATGTCTAGTCTGTGGGGAGGTTATGGCACGGAAGCGAGTCTTTACTGTCGCTCCTATGCACAAGTCTAACTATATGCTCTTCACTAATCCTGAAGACTTGAAGGGTATCAACAACAAGGGAGGTAATGTCCGATGAAGATGTCAACTTTATTCACTTGGATACTGTACTGTGTAGTGGCGTCGATACTGATGTCACTTGCAGACAGCTACTTCGGATGGGGTCTCTATCAATGAGCCGCATCCTCAACATTATCGGAGGCCTACTGCTAGCTGTAGTGGTGGGTTTCCTTATCGCCTTCATAGCCATCAACTTTATGATTGGCTGTGAATCATGGGATGAGAGGTACTGGACTGAGTACAACTCATGCTTAACTTTACCACAACTCTGGGAGGGTTTAACCCGATGAGTAAATCAGCACTGAAACTATTCATGCTTCGGCATGGACAAGGTGGAGCAATCGTCACTGGTGATGATGGCAAGCCACTATTCTACAGTGACAAGATGATAGCTAAAGCCGCTCGTAAAGACGGTCAGGTTGTATCACTTGGCCCTGACCATAACCACTGCAAAGCACATGAGGAGATTAAAAATGCGAGCTGAATTGGTTCTTCAAACTATCAAGGATTTATTTCCTATTAAACGTCCGTTGTCTATCATCGGTAAGCCAGGGGGCGGTAAGACCAGCCTCGTGAGAACAGCCGCTCAGATGATGAGTATTGGATACATCGAGAAGCACATGCCTACTATGTTGGTAGAGGACTTCGGTATACCTGACATGGCAACCCAAGGTGATTCGTTTGGCTACAAGCTACCTGATTGGTATCCTGCCGAGGGTCGTACTGACATACCTGATGAGGGTATCCTTCTATTCGATGACCGTAACCAAGCAGGTAATGACTTGCAGAAAGTGCTAGCCAATATCGAACAGGCTAGAACCTTACATGGTGTGCCACTCAAGAAGGGTTGGATGGTCATCACTACTGGCAACCGCCAAGAGGACAGGGCAGGTGCTAATCGTATCCTATCTCACCTCGCTAATCGTGAGACTGTTATCGAACTTGACACTCACCTTGATGACTCAACCAAGTGGATGCTTGAGAATAATGTAGCAACCGAGGTAGTGGCGTTCTTACGCTTCCGTCCTAATCTGCTACATGACTTTGACCCTCAACGTGACCAGAATCCAACACCTCGTTCATGGGTCGAGGGTGTCAGTGCAGTGCTTGGCGTAGTCAGTCCTGATGCTGAGTTCGAGTGCTTCAAGGGTGCAGTTGGAGAGGGTGCGGCGGCAGAGTTCGTTGGCTTTGTACGCATCTATCGTAAGCTACCTAATCCCGACAACATCATTATGAATCCTACCACTGCTGATGTGCCTAGTGACCCTGCTACTTTGTATGCACTGTCTGGCGCTATTGCAGAGCGGGCTACTGAGAACAACTTTGAGCGTGTCTGTACTTATGCAGAGCGTATGCCCCCTGAGTTCTCAGTTCTATCGGTGTCCTATGCGGCTCGTAAGAAGCCAGAGTTGGCTTCGACTCAAGCGTTCACCAAGTGGGCTATCAACCACCAAGATGTATTGTTCTAGAAACGGAGGAAACAATGAAACTTTCAGACAAAGCACTACTCACTCAGCTGTCTATATCCCAATGGACTGCTCGTAAATACGACAAGAGAGCCACCGAACAGGTGGCCTCTGCAAACTCTGCGGTTAATCAATCGGGTAGATACAACAAGTCTCTGCTACCTATGAATGACTTCCTTGCCAATGTGCATCAGAAGTCTACGCTTATCCGCAAGCGGTACTATGCCAACACTTTACCGTGGGGCATTGACGGTACACAGATACTGCCGAGTGCAAACTATCTGGCCTTTATGACTGACTTCCGCAAGGAAAAGTATGAGTGGCAGATGGTTGTCAATCAGTTCCTGCAAGAGTATGAGTCACTAAAGTATGACGCTCAGCGTCTGCTTGGCAATCTATACAATGACTCTGACTATCCATCCAAGGATGAGATTACTGCCAAGTTCGGTATGGATGTCACTATCATGCCAGTGCCGAGCGGTGACTTCAGAGTTGATATTGCTGACGATGAGTTGGCTCGTATCACTGCTGACGTTGAGTCTCGTGTTCAAGACGCGGCTCAGTCTGCAATGGATGAAGCATGGAAGCGACTGCATGAACGTGTTCAGCATATGGCTGAGAAGCTAGCTGACCCTGCCGCTGTATTCCGTGACACTCTGGTCGAGAATACCAGAGAGATATGTGCTGTCATGTCACGGCTCAACTTCACTGATGACCCTAACCTTGAGGCTATGCGTCTTGAGGTGGAGCAATCACTGACCAAGCATCATCCCGATGCACTACGCAATGACCCTGACCTACGCCGTGACAAGGCCGCTGAAGCCAAGGCTATCATGGATAAGATGGGTGTGTTTATGGGAGGTACACAATGACACTGAAAGAAATCGAAACTCTATGGCAGTCACGCAAGACTGCTATGGATGTTTGGCATGACCGTCTACACCAGATGGATAATGACATGCTTATAGCAATGTTGCTCGAACATATGCCGATGGTCAAAGCAGAACTTATTCTCAAGAGTATTGACTACGACATTCACATGTCTAGAGAGGAGGACACCAATGGAACTATCGAAACGACTCAGTAAAGCCAAGACCGCACTGGTTCTTGAGCATCCGTTCATCGGCAATGTCGCCATGAATATGCCGTTCAAGATTAGCGAGGATGTGCCTACTGCCGCCACTAACGGCAAGCAAGTCCTGTTTAACCCTGACTTCTGTGCTGACTTGAATGATGAGGAGATGAAGTTTCTCATTGCCCACGAATGTATGCACCCCATGATGGAGCATAACTTCAGACGCCAGAATCGTGACCCTCGTAAGTGGAATCAGGCGGCAGATTATGTCATCAACAAACTGTTGGTAGACGAACACATTGGCAAGATGCCTGACTGTGGCCTGCTCAGTGACGACATATACAATGCAGGTAACGGCACAAGTGATGGCATCTACAACATCTTACCAGAGACACAAGAGGGTGAGAATGACCCACTTGACAACTGTATGGATGGCGAGGGTTCACCTGCTGAACAAGAACAGCAAGCGGCAGAGTGGAAAGTCAAGGTTGCTCAAGCGGCACAAGCCGCCAAGATGATGGGCAAGATGAGTGCAGGACTTGAGCGTATGGTTGAGAGTATTCTTCAACCCAAGGTTCACTGGTCTGATGTACTGCAACGCTTCATTGTCAAGCACAAGACTGATGACCGTTCATTTGCCAGACCTAATCGCAGGTTCATACAGCAAGGTATGTATCTACCTAGTGTGACTGGCGAGGCATTGGGTGAGATGGCGTTTGCTATCGACTGCTCAGGTTCAATCGGACAAGAAGAGATTGACCAGTATGCGGCAGAGATACTCAAGGTTCAACAAGACCACCACCCTCAGAAGCTACACATCATCTACTTCGACTCAGAGGTTTGTCACTATGATGTGTATGAGCAAGGTGAACCACCAGTTATCAAGCCACATGGCGGTGGCGGTACAGCGTTCAGTCCAGTGTTTCAATACATGAGAGATAACGACATCAACCCTGTCGCTTGTGTATTCCTGACAGACCTGTGCTGTAGCGACTTCGGTGACGCACCAGAATACCCTGTGTTGTGGGTATCAACACACGAAAACCAAGCACCCTTCGGTGAAATAGTAATGATGGAGATATGATATGGCTACTGTAAGATTTTCCGATGCTCTCAAGAGCGAGATTCGTAACAACGCAAAGGCAATGTTCAAGCAGAATATTGACAAGGCTAAGGCGGATGTACCTGCACATTGGGCAGACAAGATATACCAAGGGTTCTTCCCTGCCGATGACATTGCTAAGTTCGATGCACTGCCTGCCCATGTGATGGCAGAGAAGCAATCACTGGACTTTGAAGGGTTCTTCAATGCACCAGAGGATGTATTCCAAACTGCTACACACAAGCAGAAAGCGTATGAATGTTCGACTGTAAGGCTAGAGTTCAGCAAGGATATGCGTTGGCCTAATGACATTGAGAAGATGGATACTGGGTTCAAGTTCCAATGGCGTAACTCTAAGGCTGACTACAACGACAGTCGTTGGGCATGGCTTATCCCTGAGTTCAAAGAGTATGTCCGTAAGATATTTGAACAGGAATCTAAAGAGGCTTCCTTCCTTGAGGGTGTGGATAAACTCATGGAAACATATTCTACGTTAGCCCCTGCTATCAAGGCGTGGCCTGCACTGTGGGATTTAGTTCCTGATGAAGCCAAGGAACGACATAAGAAAGTAGTCGAGCGAGTTAAGAAAGATGCCAGTGATGTTGGCGTTGACCTTAACAGTATGACTGCCGCTGTAACATTTTCAAAACTAACACGATAGGGAGACTTAAATGACTTGGCTAAAACCAGAAGATAGAACCATTCTAAATCACGAACAAGCAAACTCACTCTGGTCGAGGGTGCGTAACCCTGAGAAGGGTAAGCCTATCACAGGTTGGCTTCGTATGTTCAAGGTAGGCGATGACTTCCTGTTCAAAATACAAGGCTATGGTTCGACGGACTTATGCCGTTTGTCACCTGACAACAGGTTCACGTTTGTTGCACCGCCCGAGGTGTTTCAATCTCATGCACAGACTCTAGTGTCCTCACTACATCGTTGGCTACCCTTCACCTGTATGCGTCACCGTAAGGGGCTGTATCGTGTAGCCCACAGTAAGACTGTGATTGCAGAGATGGAGAAGCGGTACAACGCAGACCCTGAGAAAGACACATCAGAGTTTAACAATATGCACAACTACTCTATGTATAGGCAGTACAACCCTGTGATGCGAGAGCAACCCTACTTCTTTGAGGGCATTGAGTTCGACATCGTGGACGGTACATGTCTCAACCCTAGACCTGATGTGAAGATGGTCGAGAAGCCAGACGAACGTAAGCAATGGCGTAGAGCGTTGGCCTCATTCAAGAAAGGTATCAAGGCTCGTGTCAGAGTTCATGCTTTCGATGGCATCATCGACAAGATGTGGGCAGAGCGACAAGGGCAGAGCCGTTGGGATTGGCGACAGCCACAGTGGGAGTCAAAGCAGTGGATAGATTTGCTAGAGACTTCTATTCGTGAGAATGAGTTCTCACAGGAGTTGTTGATGGGCTTGGCTCAGACAACTGACCTCGGCTACTACAAAGCTACCAAGCCAGAAGGCAAGGACATACTCAAGTCTCTCGACAAGGTATGTAATGACCAGAGTATCGAACTGCGTAGACGGTTCGGTGTGTTCAGTACGGAGGCTTAGGATATGACAGTAATAGCATGGGATGGTAAGACTTTATGTACTGACCAACAGGCTAACGATGGCTCTATGAAATGGGAGGCAGAGAAGGCTTGGTACATAACCAACAAAGCGACTGGTAAAATTTGCATAGTCACAGGAGTTGGTACTCTTGGTTACATCATACAGCTACGCGACTGGTTCGCTAGTGGTATGGAAACTGCCTTGGATATAACACCAAACATGGCAGAGTTAATCATCGTAGACGATGAGGGGTTGTGTGTATTCTCAGGAGAGAAAACATATTCCCCTGTAAGGTTGAAAGCACCGATGGCTTTCGGGCATGGCAGAGAATACGCAATGGGGGCTATGGCTATGGGGGCTAACGCCTCTGATGCTGTCGCTATTGCTAATGAGTATTCTTTACACTGTGGTAAAGGTGTGGCATGCTATACTATACACCCAGACGAAAAGGGAGATAACCAAAATGGGTAGAAAAAAGATTGTTAAGACTAAGGCTGAGCAGGTATGGGAGTACCTACTCAAGAATAAACTGGCTTCTACAAAGGAGGTGTCCAAGGCAACAGGTGTATCTTATACCTATGTCCACAAACTAATGAAGACTATTGGTACACCAAAAGAAATCTTTGAGGTAGAGGCCCAACCTAAACAACGCACTCGTGTCAAGTTGTTGTCACAAGCTAGCGCACTGGTTGACGGCGACAGGGAGGAAGAACATGGAGACTTCCAAGCTAACGCCGAGATGATTGCGGCTTACTGGAATACTCACCTACAGATAATAGACTTCATCAAGCCTGAGGATATTCCTGTGATGATGACGCTTCTAAAGTTAGCTAGGTCACACCAGAAGCCAGAGCGTATTGACAATTATCGTGATGCGGCAGGTTACATTGCCCTTGCAGGTGAATTGGCAGGGGGTAAGTAGTATGGATATCGTAACCATTGACTTTGAAACCTACTACGACAGGCAGTTCTCATTATCTAAGATGACAACAGAAGCCTATGTTCGTGACCCTCGCTTTGAGGTGATAGGTGTATGCGTCAAGGTGAACGATTTTCCTACTGATTGGTACAGTGGTAAAGATGTGGGCAAGTTTCTTAACTCGTTAGACTATTCTGACAAGGCGATACTTGCCCACAATGCCGCGTTCGATGGAGCAATCTTGTCATGGTTATATGGTATCAAGCCTAAGTTCTGGTTCGATACTTTATCTATGGCAAGACCTCTACACAACGCCACAGTAGGGGGTTCACTGAAAAACCTGACTGCTCACTACGGATTCGGGCAGAAGGGCGATGAAGTATTCAACAACATGGGCCGCCACTTGAAGGACTTCACACCAGAAGAGCTTGACAGGTATGCGGCTTACTGCGTCAACGATGTAGAACTGACCTATAAACTGTTCAAAGAATTAAAGAAGGGCTTCCCTGTATCTGAGTTGATGGTCATTGACCAGACGATACGGATGTACACACAGCCTACGATACAGCTAGATACAGACTTACTCGCTGAACACCTAGAGAAGGTCAAAGCAGACAAGCAAAAGCTGATACAAGACTTGGCACTGCATGGTCTGAGCGAAGCCAAGGTTAAAAAAGCCTTGATGTCCAACCAGATATTCTCAAAGCTATTATCCACAGTGGGCGTAGAACCGCCTATGAAAACCAGTCTGCGTACAGGCAAAGAGACATACGCCTTTGCCAAGACTGACAAAGAGTTCACCAACTTACTAGAACACCCTGACCCTCGCGTGCAGAACCTAGTAGCGGCTAGACTTGGCACTAAATCTACAATCGAAGAGACACGCACTGAGAACCTTATGAAGGTAGCGGAGCGTGGCGCATTGCCAATCATGCTTAATTACTATGGCGCACACACAGGCAGATTCTCTGGTGGCGATAAGTTAAACTTACAGAACCTACCACGCAACGGAGCGATACGGAGTGCGCTGACTGCACCTATCGGTGAAGTAATGATTGCTTGCGATTCGTCACAGATTGAAGCGCGTATGGTTGCTTACATTGCAGGACAGCAGGACTTGGTACAAGCGTTCCGTGAAGGGAGGGATGTATATAGTGAGTTCGCCTCTGAGGTATATGGTAAGAAAGTAACTAAGGCTGACAAGATTGAGCGGTTCGTAGGCAAGACATGTATCCTTGGTCTAGGTTATGGTATGGGGCATGTTAAGTTCCGTAACACGCTAGCACTTGGGCAGGGCGGAATCTCTGTTGACATAGATGAGAACGAAGCACAACGTATTGTCAGGTTATACCGCCAGAAGAACCACAAGATTGTTTCCTTGTGGCAGAGGTGCGGTCATGCACTTACAGGTATGGTGAACGGAAGCAGTGGCAACATCACTGAGTTGCTACCATACGATAGCACTGGCATCACACTACCGAACGGCCTACGCATACAATATAATGCGTTGCGCCAGACACCAGATGGCTTTGAGTATATTGCAGACGCACGAACCTACAGGAAACTAGCTAAGTCTAGGGTCATGTCGGGTGAGCAAGTAAGCATAGACTGGACACGCATCTATGGAGGTAAGGTTACAGAGAATGTAGTCCAAGCCCTCGCTAGGATTGTTGTGTCTGAGCAGATGGCATCTATCGGACAGTCATATCATGTAGCTTTCCAAGTACATGACGAAGTAATCATCACCTGCCTGGAAAGCGATAAGCCACACGCACAGGAATTTGTTGAGAGGCAAATGTCGAAACCGCCGCGCTGGGCACAGGACTTACCTGTTGCCTGTGAGTCTGGGGTCGGGTATAACTATGGTGATGCAAAGTAAACTTTACCGTGGGTGGCGAATACCGCCTTCACGGTACAAACCTATGGAGTTTTGATGCAGTTAGCACATTCATTCTCAGCTATTAAGCTATACGAGAACTGTCCGAAGCGTTACTACCATCAGCGTGTAACGAAAGAGATACAAGATAAAGGCGGCGAAGCCAGTAAGTATGGCGAGCGTATCCACGAAGCACTGGAGGCTAGACTCAAAGGTGAGAAACTTACGCCAGAGACAGACAAGTACGAAGCGTTATGCTTTGCTATTGACAAGCTAGCAGAGAATCCAAAGGCCGAACTGTTTATCGAACACCAGATGACACTGACTGAAAACCTTACAGGAACAAGTTGGTTTGCGAAGGACGCATGGTTGAGATCCATACTGGATGTATTG